TTTGTTTTTTCCTTTGCTCTCAACCAACTAAAATCAATGTGGTAAACTTCGCTTACACGGGTTCTATCCTTGCTCCAAATTACTTCTAAAGCATAACCTCCATATAATTTATAGTCTAAAGCAATTTTTTTCAAAATATCATTCCACGATTCCTCTTTGTTAGCGTGATCTAGCATAGCAGTGTGTTCCTCATCACACACTAAACCTTCACCAACAATACCATCTACTACAGCATTACAGCACGTATTATGGATAGAACTATTATTGTAAAGATATATCAAAAATTCAGGAAAATCGTTATATACACCATATTTGTAAAAGTCGCTTACTTTTTGTTCTACAGGCATCACCCTATCCTCGGCATTTTGAGAATAGTTAATCTTGCTAAATTTAATTTTCTTGTTTTCCATTATTATGATTTAAATTCCATGTTATTTCTCTACCCATTAACGAGTTAGATATATTATTTTTCCATTCATCAGTAAGCACTCTACCCTTTCTTTGTGAGCTCATTTTAGCTTTAGTTTCTGGGCTTGCTTTTCTATTTTGGGCAGAAGCCCTCATTTTAGCTATAGTTTCAGGACTATATGTTCTTCCTTTTAATTTATTACTTATGCTAGGACTTGATTTACCTTTTCTATAAGTGTTTCCTTTTTTCTTTTCACTTGCTTCAGGATTTAATCTTCCACTAACCCATCCTGTTCCTTTATTACTGATATTATAGAATAAATCACTAACATGAGCGCCATAATAATCTATATAATATTCTTCCATTTCACGCATATATGCTTCATTTCCTTCCCAAAGTATTTGGCGTTTGAAATTATCTCTACCATATTTTTTTATAGCAGATTTTAGCCATTTTCCACTACCTAAATAATCAGGGTTATTTTTAGTATGTGAACCAATGTATTTTTTACCATTGATTAAGTTAGTTGTGATATATACTATTGAATTATCCATGTCAATAAATATAATGTCTTTTATCAAAAAATCTACACATTGTAAGTTGTAAAATATCCTGATTCGTTAGTTGAATTGTATGTTGTAAATGAACCCGTTTCATTTGAACTTGTATAATAAGTAAATGAACCACTTTCGTTATTTGATAAATAAGTAGTAAATGAACCTGTTTCATTACTTGATGTATAACGAGTAAATGTTCCATCTTCATTTGAGCTTACAAATGCTACAATTGCGGGATTATTTGAACCACTTACAAATACTCTTATAGTGCCAAAAGGTGTATTTACAAATCCTGCTGAATTCCAAGCGTAATTAGCATCGTCCCAAGTTATATCACTTCCATTCCAAGTTAATAAATCAGCGTCAGCATAATATGTGTTTAGTAAATACCATCCGCTTGCTGAAGGTATATACGATGATGAAATTTGAACTACAATATAAGGTGTAGTTGATGTGGAAATTACATTTCCTACTAATGTTTCTAGATTTTGGTTATATTCACCTGAACCACTAAAATATATAGCACTAGATAAAGATGATGTTGGCTCGTTTGGTAGCCAAGCTAATGTGTTTATCGCTATAGATTTATCTAAAAACATCGTTTATTATTTGTTATACTAAACTGAAAGGGCAGAGACATGTTCCTATGCGAAACATGCTCTACCCTTCAGTATAAGCGAGTATTATTAAGCAGGTCCAAAAGCACTACCTGAGTTAAAGGTAATACCAGTGAATAAAGCTTGCATACCTGTAATTGCTGAAGCGTTAAAGTATGAAGCAGGTTCTACTTCTTTAGCTGTAAATACAATTGCGTAGCCATTTCTGTCGCTCATTGCCGTTCCTGTACCAGCTGTGCTAGTTACTAATGTAGCACCATTATAGGCACCCATTAACAAGAATTGGTCTGTAGCGTTTGGATTATTGGTTTGAACTATGATTTTGATGTTTTGATTACCACTTAACAAACGAACAGTGTTTCTTTGTGATACTGACATTTTGTAAAATACAGCATTTAAGGTTTGTTCAATTTGAATAGTTCCATTTTCAGGAGTTACAGTGGTAGTTTCATTAAAATCACTAGTTTCTCTAAACAACTCAAATTTATAGAATTGTCCAGTTCCAGTAACCGCAGAAATGACACCACTTGTATCAGTAATCGCAGATATGGAACCGCTAAGTATCCACATATTTTTAACACCGCCGGTGTTATCTCTACAACCGAGGGTTTGTCCTGATGTTATTTGACAAGGTGATGGCATATTATTATTGGTTTAAATTGTTAAGATTAAGCAGGACCAAAGGCAGAGCCAGTTTGGATTGTTGTAGTATTAAATCTAGCTGCTAATTGTGCATAGTTAGAAGCTGAAATGAATGGCGATGGTTCAGGTTCTTTAGATGTAAATACTAAAGCATATCCGTTTCTATCACTCATTGCTGTTCCAGTTCCTGCAGTTGATGTTACTAAAGTAGCACCATTTGCTTCACCTACAAAAATAAACTGCGAGTCGTTACCTACGTTGTTAGTTTCTACGATAATTTTAATGTTTTGATTACCACTTAACAATCTAATCAAGTTGCGTTGTGAAACGCTCATCTTAAATAGAATAGCATTTGTGGTAGTTTCGTAGCTAATCACCCCATTTTCAGGGGTGACTGTAGCTACTTCATTAAAATCACTAGTTTCTCTAAACAATTCAAACTTCCAAAATTGACTGCCCGCACTTCCTGTGATTTGGGTAATAAGTCCTTCACTCGTCTCTACGATGTTAGTGATAGAACCGCTTAAAATCCAAATGTTTTTGATACTTCCAACGTTATCTCTACAACCTAGTGTAGTTCCGCTGGTGATTTGACAAGGGCTTGGCATCTTTTGTTAGTTTTAAATTGTTTAGGCAATCTCGTTACTGACCCAAAATTCTGGGTATGCAATATTAACTCCTAGTTTGGTCGATATTCTATGACGGAGCGTGTCTGTGTTGATATCATACCACAATTGGAATTCGGAGAAGTCGGACAATAAGTCTGTTCCTACAACGATGTGTTTAGAAGGACCTAATACTACTCTATTTGAACCTTGTAAACCTACTGTTCCTACTACTTTGATATTTGGAGAGAATGGATAAGCCATTTCATACAAATTCTTGCGGTTAGTTACAGCACCTGGATCGAAATAGAAGTTGTTAGCACTTCTAAGAGCGGTAATGTAGTTACGGAAGTTAGAAATAGACATGAAGAATGTTAAGTCATCTCTGTTAGCAACGTCAGCAGATGAAGTAGCAATCATGGTGTCCATGGTGGTTAAGATGTTAGCAGCGCTCATAGAAGCAGCGGTAGTAGGAACAGGAACAACACCACTAGTAGAACCAGTGATAATTCTGTTCAAACCACTAACGGCACAAGTTCCACCGAAGGTAGAAGATGAACCACTAACTTGTTGCCATAAGAACTGATCGTTTGCTTTTTGGAATTGGTTTACTAACAATTCGCTATAAGCGTTGGCAAGTGCCCATGTTTCATTGTATGAACCTCTACCTAAAGAAGAAATACCAAGATATTTGGTGTCTAAATCTTTCAAGCAAAGGGCATCAAATGAAGTGCGAGGACATACAGTGATGTTTCTTTGGGTAAATTGGGCGGTTCCAGCGGCTGAAGATACGCAAGTTGAGTTGTTCATAGTTAATGAAACATCAAACAAGTTGATAGGTTCAGTTCCTTTAACACCCTCTTGTACAGTAACGTACTCTACGGTTGAACCACCATATACCATTTTTAATACGAGTTCGCCAGCAAGTTCGTTATTGAAATTGGCTAACGATGATACGGATAATGACATAGTAATTTATGGGGTTTAATTGGTTGGGTTAAAATTTTTAGGTTTAGATTTTAATATTTCCCTCATCATAGCATACCTTTTAGGGTCTACTGCGTTTGAATCTTTAGATTCAAGAGAGAAATTCTTTTTTGGAAGTGTTTTTTCAACAGCAGGTTCAGCTGACATTTTTTCAACTTTAGCTTTCATGTCTGCCATTTCTTTTTTAACAAATTCCATTTCGCTTTTAATTACTTCAGCGATTGCTTCGGCAAGTTCTGGGAACTTAAGAGTGTCTTTAACATCTTCGCCTTCAGCAAATTTACCATTTACAGGTTCAACGATATCTACTTTAGTTGGATCTGGAGCAACAGGAGCACTTGTTGATGTAGTAGTATTAGTTTCTTCAATAGCAGGAGGAGTTACTTGCTCTACCATTTCAGCTTCCTTCTCTAACTCAGTTACTACACCACCTTCAGTTTTGATTGTGATGCCACCTTCGAGAGAATGATAACCATCAGGCGCTGATAGTTTTTGTCCTTCTGTTGTTTCTACTTCTACTTTCGCACCAAGCTCAAGAGTATCACCTTCAAAAATTAAAGTGAAGGCGCCGTTTATATCTTTAAGCTTGCCAAATGTTTCCTTTGCCTCTTCCAAATTAAAGTATGACTTAACTAATTCTTTTAGTTTTTGAGCGTTCATAAGTTTAAATTGTTTTTAAGGGTGGATAAATTATCATAATATACATATCTCGGTTCTATAAAAAAGAATTACACAGGATTATTCTGTGATTCTTGATAACGTCTAGCAAGGATTTTATTAGCACACACTCTTTCAAATGCTTTACTACGATATGAATTACCTGGTTTATTACCAGCAAGAGTATTCATACACTCAGTCATTTCTTCAGGTGTGATTGATGCTAATTCTTCATTAGTGAGATCTCTACTAGTTTTTAGAGACTCAAATTTTTCAATATTTTGATTTTTCATATTAGTTTGGTTTAATTGTGTATAACATATGGCAGATGCTAGTTCTGTATCTTTACCTTCATCTACCAAAAAGGAGATACAACGAGATAAAAACTCGTCCTTAGATTCAGTAATATTACGTTGTGGTATTGGCATAATTAGGAATTATTTTTTATTCTTTCTTCGATTGAACTGATATATTTTCATATACTCATTCTTTTTTGATTTATTATTTTGAGCATATTG